AATTATAAAGAATTTGCACATGAAGTCGGATTAAGCCAACATCAAGCAGAGAGTGTTCTTGGTGCTTATGAGAGTATCCAAGAAGAAGAAGCAGAAAATTTTCAACAAAGCATAAAGGATTTAGAAGTTAATTCTACTATTGAATTGCAACGTGAATGGGGCAAGAATTTTGATGGTAATATGGATTATGCTAAAAGAGCTTATGCACAATTTGCTTCACCACAATTATCAGAGATTTTAGATAATACAGGTCTTGGGAATCACCCTGAAGTGATCAAGGCTTTTTCTAAAATTGGACAAATGTTAGGTGAAGAATCACTTGCGGTAGGGACAGGATTAGGTCGTAATCAAATGTCACCGCAATCTGCGCAGGAAGAGATTCAGGCTCTTTATAGTGATAAGGATTTTTCAAAGTCATATCGTGACAATACAGATCCTAATCATACAACTGCGATGAAGAAAATGGATAGGTTGTTTAAAGCGGCATATCCATCTCAACAACGAGTAAGGTAGTTTCACCCCTCCATAGTGGAGGTAAGGCCGACACAAGAGGGAATAGGTAGACAAGCATATGCCCTATCGACATCCTCTTGAGACCCTTTATGGATAATCTCTAGGTTAGAGTGACTTTAATTTATGCACATAGTGTGCATGAGATTTCTATAAAAGGTAAATTATGGCTAATTTTTATGACATTGAAACGTCGTATATACATCGCTATTCTGCTGATGTATTACATGCGCTTCAGCAAAAGACAACAAGGATTCGTAATTTCGTTACGAACAAACCAAATTGTCAGGGTGTCGCAGAGTTCATTGATAAGATCGGAACTAACGAAGCACTTGACAAAGTTGCTCGATTTGCAGATTCACCAGTACAAGCCATAGCCCATAAACGTAGGAGAGTATCAGCACAACCTAAAAATGCTGGATTCTTTGTAGAAGGTTTTGACACTCGTAGAATGAACTATGATGTGTTCCAGCCTTATGCAGAAGCTACTTCAATGGCTATGTCTCGGAAAATGGATGCAACTATCGTTGATGCCGCTTTTGGTTCAGCTTATGAATCAGACGGTGGAGCAATGGACGGAGCAACTGAGATCGTTTGGAATGATACAAACTTCCCTAAACAGTTCATTGGTAAAGACTACTCTGTTGGCACAGCAACAGTTGATATGAGTGGTATTGATAACTCAGCATCTAATGCTAGGTCATTATCAATCGACAAACTGTTAAAGGCTCGCAGAATTCTATCTGAGCAAGAAGCAGATCAATATGATGAAGGTGGTAATCCACTTTATTTTATAGTCTGTTCAGCTTCTCAGATTGAGTCATTGCTACATTCCCAACAAATCCAAAGCTCGGATTATAATAACATTCGTGCATTGGTAGAAGGGCAAACTAATTATTTTGCTGGCTTCCAGTTCATTAGGTATGAAAATATGCCTACTACTGGTACTGGTGATTCATTAGTTGAGAAAGTACTTGCATTCCATCCGCAAGGACTGACTTTCTGCTCTTGGGAAGAACCAATAACTGAGATTGAAAGACGTTCCGACAAATCGTTTGTACCATATGCATATTTTGAAATGGATATTGGAGCAACTCGTGTTTGGGAAGAAATGGTCATTCAAATCGACTGTTTCAAAACAGCTTAACCCATAACATGAAAGGACAATATGGCTAATGTATATGCAGTAGATTATGCAAAACGATTCTCAACCGTTCCAGCAAAGCTAACTAATGTAGCTACGCAGGGCGGGAGAATGCGTGTTTTGTATGACACTTACACAGTAGTAGCGGCAACAGCCCAAAATGATGTTGTATATTTTGGTAGATTACCACCAGATAGCAAGGTATGGGAAGTTGCAATTCAAACTTCTGCTACACTAGGAAGTAGTTCAACAATTGATGTCGGCTGGCAAGCTGTATCTGCAACGGCAACGTCAGCAAATACAGACCTTGATGGTTGGCACGATGGTATATCTGGTGAAACCGCCCTCTCTTTTTGGAAGGTTGGTGGAGCTTCAACTGCATCAGGTAATAAGGGTATTGCAATTGCCCCTACATCTATACCTGATGAAGCAGATATAGTTGCAACACTTCTTGGTGCTGATCCAAATGCAGATGTAGTAATAAGTTTGATGTGTCACTATTCAATTGACTAACATCAATTAATAATCGGGGGTTGGGAAACTAGCCCCCATTTCTAACAGTTTAATATGGACAAAACTGGTATAGCTAACCTTGCCTTGAGCAATCTAGGTGAAGCTAGAATACAATCATTAACAGAAGATAGCGCAAGAGCTAGAGCATGTAGCGCAAGAATAGATGGTGTAATAGAGACTATTCTACGGATGCATGTCTGGAACTCTGCCTTAGAACGTCAACAATTAGTGTCAGGAGAAACACCAATTTTTGGATGGAACTATTCTTATCAACTTCCTGCTGATTGTATAAAAGTAGTAGAAGTTGAGCCTGTATCTAAATTTCAGGTAGAAAAGAAATACATTTTATCAAATGAAACATCTTTATATCTTCTATATGTAGCAACTCCAACAGATATTAATAATCTTGATTCACTACTTGCAGAAGCAATTGCAATGAAACTTGCAGTAGAAGTTGCAGAAACGCTTACAAGTAAAGAAGGATTAAAGAATGAAATGATGCAAAAATTTGTTGTAGCATTACAAGAAGCCAGAGGTGCTAATTCTAAAGACAGAACACCTGATCATAGAGAAAGATCCTCATGGCTAGATGCTAAAAAAGGAAGATATTCTGTTACTCATAGAACCTTTAATACTCCTACAATTGGTTATGAGGTTGATATGCAAGCATGGAAGACTAAATGAAGTATGAATTTCTTCAACCTAAATTTACAGAAGGTGTATTAGCAAAAAGTCTTCAGGGTCGTTCTAGTGAAGAGTTTTATTCTTTTGGATACAAAGAGTCCAAGAATATGATTCCTGTTCTCTCAGGCCCGGTTGTGAAACGCCCCGGTACTAATTTTATTGGGGAGGTTAAAGATCCTACCGCAGTATTTGTCCCATTCTTCAAAGATAAAGATAATACTTATATCCTAGAATTAGGTATATCTTCTTCAACAGGCTATTTAAGAGTCTGGTCACAAAACCAATTATTATATGAAAGAACTGGAAGTGGTGGTGGTTCTAGCACAAGTACAACAGATATATATGAATCTGCAAGTACACAACATTGGACTGAAGCAGAATTAGAAACATTAAAGTTTACTCAAAGTGGAGATATAATATTTGTTTGTTGTCCTACAAGAAAACCATATCGTATATTCAGAAAATTAGTTACTTCTGGTACAAGAGCCGCAGATGATAGCCAATGGACAATTGATGAATATGTAATGACTGATGGGCCTTATGGGGCAATTAATCATTGGTCAGAAGATGATGCGGCTAAGAGATTTAGTTTAAAATTAGTATCAGAACCCGGAGTAATATCAGAGGCAATAGGTACAGTAGAATTTAATACAGTAGATGATTCTTTAGTTTTATCTAATCATGGATTACAAACTGGACAGAAAGTAGCTTTAAGATCAACTGGTACAGGGTGGGGTAATGTAAGACAACGTGTAACTTCAGGGAGTTCAACTCAAACAAAAATGAATGGTAGCGCAACTGGAAGTGGCACAGATGTATTTAATCTTGATGATAGATATGTAGTTAATTCTTCTGGTACTGCCTTTCAATTTTCTGACGATGATGGTGGAGATGTAAGAAAATTTGATTTATTTGAAGATGATCCAATCACAACTTCTGCTAATGCTGAAGTCAAAGTATATAAATATGCTTATGCTGGTGGGACTACAGGGATACAATTAAAGTTATTTTTAAATAATGGTTCTGGCTCACAAGCCGCAACAAAAACTTATTTTAAAGATCCAGATGATGTAGGTAGGTTAATAAGGATTAATCCATTAATGAAAGCTGGCAGTCTAATTGGTGGAATTAAATGGTCGTGGGGTGTAATTACAGCAGTAGATAATTCTGGAACAAATGGTATTATAACCATTACAACTAAAACAGAATTGTCTAATACAAGAGGGACTTATGGTACTTCTGAGTTTAGATTAGGTGCATTTAGCGATGGTCAAGGCTGGCCCCATGTTGCACAAATCTATCAGCAACGTATGGTACTTGCCGCAAATACAATTCAACCATCAACAATATGGTTATCAGAAACAGCACAATTTTATTCTTTTGCGCCAACTGTTCTTGCAGATCAAGGTACTCAGCAATCGTTTACTGATGGTGTAGCAACAGAAATAATAGTAGATTCCAGCGCACTCACGTTTACATTAGATTCAGATACATTAGATGAAATAAAATGGTTAGCTGAATCTAAAAAGTTGACAATGGGTACTTCTGCTGGTGTATATATGCTTTATGGATCAGAAACAAATCTATCAGTTACACCATTTAGATTTACTATTAATAGAGAAACATCGTTTTCTGCAACTAATACAGCACCAATTGTTGTATCAAATGCTTTATTATATGCTCAAATTGGAGGCAAGGACGTACAATCGCTGGAATTAGAAGGAGGTTCAGCTAATCAATGGTTAGCTAGTAAAATATCAATGAAAGGTTATGATATTATTAAAACCTCTGAAATTAAAAAGATGGTATGGCAAGAAAGACCTAATAACTTAATCTGGATAATGATGGCAGATGGCAGATTATTAACATTGAGTTATGATAGAGGCGAAGAATTTAAAGCATGGTCAGAGCATGTATTAGGAGGATCAATATATCGAAAAATTATTACTACTTCACAATCAACTGCTAAAGCAGAAGCTGTTGTTAGTGATAGTTCGGGTGATGAAGTAGCAGATTCAGGGAATCATATATTATTTACCAATGGTGCTGTCGGTAGCCCAACTGCTCACGGATTAAGTAATACTAATATAATCCAATTAACTACAACAGGGACTTTACCTACTGGACTAAGTTTAAGTACAAATTATTATGTTGTTAATAAAACAACTAATACATTTAAACTTGCATTAACTTCAGGAGGAGCAGATATATTATGGACAGATGATGGTTCTGGCACACATTCATGGCATAAGCCAACTATTTATACTGTAGATGGGGATTGGGCAAGCCTCTATACAGTAGATAAAAATGTTGTATTATCAGGTTATTACATTAGTGATTGGAATTCAACTCAAAGAGTAGTAAATGTTTTAGTTAATAGTAGTACAGATACCGAGATTACTACTGATTTCGATTCATCTGGATTAGCAAATACAACAGAAGCAATATCAGGCAGGAATCCTCGTATCTCTGATGAAACAGTAGGACATGCACAAGTAGTTGATATGGAGATGATACCAACTGCAAGCCATGACCAGATATGGTTTAAAGTAAAAAGAACTATTGATGGAGTAGATAAATATTATGCTGAAACTTTAGGTAGATTCCCAACTGAAGGTGCATTAACTAGGAATGAATATGTGTTCTCTGATAGTGCTGTTACTGGCCCTGTTACTACAAATAAAACAATTAACACTTTAGCCCATTTAAAAGGTGAAGTAGTTCAGATTTATTATGAAGGTATGCAACATAACGACTTAACTGTTACTGCAACTGGTGGTACAGAAGAAGTTATATTAAGTCATACTCAGGGAAATGAGCATGTAACAGGACTACCATATGATGCAGAATTAGTTACTTTAGAACCATCTTCACCACAGAATCAGTTTTCATATACTAAAAGATTAATTAAAATTGCAGTATTAGTTGAAGAATCATTAGGAATACAGTTAGAATACAATAATCTATTAGAAGAATTATTATTTAGAACAACAGTAAATGCAATGGGACGACAAGTACCTTTATTCTCTGGTATGAGGAAATTATCACTATCAGGTATAGGTTGGGATACACATAGCTTAAAAATACTCTCTAATGGGCCTTTCCCAATGCAATTGAACGCAATTATTATTGAAGCAGAAACAGGGGGTTCGTAATGGCATTTGCAACAATTGCCGCAGTAGCAGGGGGAGCAAAAGTACTTAGTGGATTAGCTGGTGCTAGGAATCAAGCACAAGGCATGTTAGATGCTGGTAGAGACAGTTTATTAACCGCCAGATATAATGTTAATCAAAGGAAAAAAGAAGCTCAATATAACCAATTTCAAGTATTAGAACAAGGCCATAAAGTTGCAAGTCAGATTCAAACTGGTGCAATGCAAGCTGAAGGTTCTGCAAAAGCATCTGCTGGTGCTAGTGGGGCAGTTGTTGATGGTGGTACACCTCAAGCAGTATTGAGTAATATAGCACAAGAAGGATTACATGCCCAAATGGGTGCTATATTAAATACTAAAAACCAAATGAAAGCTATTCGACGTGATACAGAAAATCAGAATAAAACTGAATGGAACCAAGCAAATGCTTATGCTAGTGGATTAAAAAGAGATGCTAAAAGAACTATTGATAATTCAAGAATGCAAGCTGTAGCAGATATTGCACAAACTGCCGCTAGTGTTTATTCCGCAGGAACAGCAGGGGGTACTAAAGCATTTACATGGGGTCTGCAAGGTGCAAAAGTAGCTTCTGAAGTTAAAGGAATGTCTGATGCACAAAAACGTCACACATCAAATTATTCTAAACTTACTAAAGGTAAAGGAAGTAATAAAGGTTTTACAGATATGAGTAAAGTAAAACCAAGAGGAGAAATTCAAGGTTATAGTATGGATAAAAGAAGACGTACTGGTGGTAAAGAATCTAGTCGTACAAGTGATAGATTATGGCATCAAATGAAAACAAGGTCTTTTGATTTTAGTAAAGCAGGGTTTAAAAGAATGTTTGGTTTTGGAAAAGGTAGAGTAAACTATGGTGCTGGTGGGAAAGCATATAATTTCCTTCGTGGCAGAGGTGGTAGTGGTAGAGCCGCAAGTAAGACTTATAAATATTAAATATAAAGGCATTAATGGCAACTATAGAAAAACCACAATATCATAATCCAAAACAGTATCCTCAAGATAGAAGAGTATATCAAGTTACTCCTGCTCGGGAGGAATTTACTCGCCCTTCAAATATCCCAAACCAACAATTAACTGCTTCTAAGGTATTTGATTCATTAGCAAAAAGTGTAGATAATTTTCAGGGGTTATATCAACAATCAGAAAATACCGCTAACCAATTACAGGCTAGACAGATAATAAATAATAAATTATCTCATAATGCAAATTTAAAAGAGATGCTTAAATTGCATTTGCCTGAAACTGATTTCCAAAATATTAAATTAAAAGATGTCATAGAAAAAGTTAGGACAATTGATGGTCAAGGAAACAGTGAATTATTT